GGCTGCAAATGATATTATTCTCATAACGCATTAATTTGACACAAAGATATTATTTGTTTTCTGGAAAACAAAATATTTTTCCATTATTTAGAAAATAAACTAGCGGTAACTCATACGAATCACCGCCAACTATCCTGTTTTTCTTATCACAAAATTATAAACCCCGCAATTTTTTTTGCTAAGAAGCGTTTTTCTATCCCTGATTTCCGATTTGCCCATTCCTGGCTGCTTGTTCTTCTTTTATCTCAGCGAGTTCTTCTTCAATGCGGTCAGAGTTACCAGCAAACATTATCCCGTGTTTCTGAGACCATATGCCACCGGAAACAGCTTTCACAGCTACACTTACTTTATCATCAAGGCTATCAAGGCGATATGGGATAATTTCTGTAATAATGTCTATCGTTTCAGATGCTCTGTTAAATTCGGATGGGTTAATTGCACCTAAAGCAGACACCAAAAAATTCACTCTACGCTGCAAGAACTCACCTATCACCTCGGCATGATTTTGAACTTGCAAATGTGTCGAAAGAAACACGTAATCGAAAGCCACTCCCGATAAAGCGTTACCAGCACCATTTAGTTTCTCAAAGCTAATTTGCGGAGTATTGGTCATAGAATACGCTTTTTCAAAGAATGTTTCAACCTCAAATTTGACGGTGTCATTTGCCTGATTCCACGTCAGATATTGAGCATCCGCACCTTCACCCGTAAGTTTAACCATTCTGTCCTTCACCTTACCCATGAAACCCTCTACATCTCCAATTAGCTTCAACAAGGGGAAGAAATGGTAGTCTATGCAATCGGCGTAGTTAGAAAGGAGTTTCTCCAGCCGTACACGGAAAGGCTTTATCTTCTCACAATACGCTTCGGGGCGGTAAGCATAGAGAATCGGAAGTTTCCCGAACCCATGAGCGAAAGACGGTCTTTCCTCCAGCTTAGACAGATCCCATTGATAGACCATTCTGTCTGTGATAGTCATAAAGCAGGTAATTTCCGAGTCATCCATGAGTTTTTTCTTGTACTCACGAGAGAAAGCAACCAAATCACCTTCATCATTGAAGAACGGATAAAGTTTATCACCTCTGAATGGTGACCACAATACACTTTTCAACTTCTTGGTAGGCTTAACCTTGCCCCCGAAAGTAGTCTTTACTTTCTTCCAGAACTTCGCCCAGAACGAATCATCATCAGTGACATACCAATACTCGGCAACTTCCTGTTCGGATAACCAGGCACGGACAATCTTCTTGTTCTGATATTTGATTTTGTTGGACTTGAATACAGCCTTTACCGCATCCAGCAGCTTCTTTTCATCATCATCAGTCGGAGTGCAATCCATAGAC